AAGACAACGTACTTATGGTGGTACAATTCTTATTGATGCATCTGGTTCTATGCAATTTTCAGGTGATGATATATTAGAAATAATGCAAATGTTACCTGCTGTAAAAATTGCAATGTACAATTCTACTAACAATCGTGAAGGTTGGAACCATAATGTAGGTTCATTACGTATTGTTGGCAATAAAGGTAAAAGAGTTAATCAATTTTACTTAGATAAATATAGTGGTGGTGGCAACTTAGTTGATGGCCCAGCATTACGTTGGCTAAGTAAACAAGCACCAAGCAGAATCTGGGTATCAGATATGTATGTATTCGGTGCTGATAATACAAGTAGTGCTAACTTATTGAAAGAGTGTAACCAGATAATGAAACAATCTGGGATAACTAGGTTAGCTAATATAGATGATGTGAAACGTTTCGCATTACAAATTAATCAACTATAATACAGGGTTAGGATGGCGTCAACACGCAAGTGTGCCTGGTCCTCCTTTCCCAGGTTAAGCGTCATCCTTTCTCTTATATACCTTTACATTCATTTATATTTGATTATACTTGCTTGTATGACAGATATAAATAAACTGTTATCTGAAGCTGAGTATGGCCTTAAAGGTAATTTTGTAGAAAATAAAATTACTGAAGAGGCTGCTGAGTTTTGGTCAGCAGTAAAAAATAGGGTTATCAATGATAAAGTAAAACTAAAACCATACACATTGTGTAGAATTTTAGAAGAAAATTACAGTATAAAAATATCAGAAACAGCTATGAATAATTACTTAAGAAAGTTAAGTTAATGGCTAAAAAAGATATAAACATAGACGAAATATTAGCTGAAGCTGAGTCTAAACAAATACAAGACCTTAAAAAAGATAATTTAAGACTCTTAAAACAATTAGATAAAGCTAAAAATAAAAAAGCTGATATGGTTGATGCAGTTTATCAAGCAGTAGATACTAACTTAAAGTTATGGGATAAACCTAAAATTCCAAAACCTATATTATCTAAACGTACTAAGAAAGAAGAAATTGCAATAGCAGTTTTATCTGATATTCAATTAGCTAAAGTAACACCTGAATATAATTCAGAAATTGCTGAAATAAGAGTAATTGAATACGCTAAAAAGATAGTTGAGTTAACAAATCTACAACGTAAATCACACCCAATTAATAAATGTGCAGTGTTTGCAGTAGGAGATATTATTGAAGGTGAATTAATATTTCCAGGGCAATCACATTTAATTGATAGTTCATTATACAAACAAGTGACAATAGATGGTCCACGTATAATGAGTGCATTTTTTGACATACTATTAGCAAACTTTGCAGAAGTAGATGTTCATTGGGTTATTGGTAATCACGGACACCTTGGAGGAAGGTCAAGAAAAGATTATCATCCAGACAGTAACGCAGACAGAATGCTTGGCAGCATAATGTCAATGGTATATAGGGACGAAAAACGAATTAAATGGACTATA